GTCCTAAGAAGATAATGATAGCCAATGCGGAGATCACCGTCTGCATCACGGTGCTGCCAATAAAGATGTTAACGATACTGGCAATGCAGATGGCGATCAAACCAATAAACATAAACTGGCCTAGACTTTCTAGACTGCGTTTAGTGAAGTAACCATAGAAGCTCATAGTACCAAATAGGATAGCTGCTCCCATAAAGGCACTAACAATACTGCCCATGGTAAAGATAGCAAAGATCATCGCAAAGCTCAGACCCATTAGTGCCGCAAATCCATGTAAGCATAACTGTGCAACACCTTTACTAGGTTCGTTGCCTAGTACCATAGCAACACCAAATACTGCTACAAGCGGAGCAAATATAACAATCCATTTCATTACACCTGTAAAAAAGAATTGTAATAGTTCTGGGCTTGTGCCCACGAAGTAACTGACGATCATCGACACGATCACAGCAAGGCTCATATGTCCATAAACACGGCCCATCGCACTATTGATTTCTTCTGCTGTTCGATAGCCAACAATGCCATCTACTGAATAGTTTGTTCCAAACATTTTAGTCTCCTTTAGTAAAATCAGTGGTCATCGGAAAAATTTCTGCAATAACTTTAGCACATGCTCGAGCCACTTCTTGATGTTCGAGCTGTGTTCCGTTAGCTGAACGAAGCTCGATAAAGTGGATCCAACTGCGTAATGTTCCATTCATATATAGTCGACTTTCAATTAGTCCTTCTGGCAATACGGCACGTGCCTGTTCTTTAGCAATGCCCTTGGCAATGGCTTCTTCGTAGACTACGCGAGCAGATTCAATGATAAACTTTTGTTTAGCATCCCACCATGCTTGTAACTCTGTATCATCTGTTGAGATACTGTTCTGTCTATTTTTTGTGTCTTGAAGTCGTGCTTCTCGCAATACAAACGACAGGTCTTTAGTAGGGTCAGCATATCGCTGACTGAATTCTTGGAAGCTGAAGCTACGATGTCTAAGGATCTGTCGTGCAATGTCTCGGGTAGTTGTGATTTCACAGCAGGCCGACACCATTTCGAGCGGGCTCCAGTGTTGGTGTTTGACCAAGTATCTGATGAGTTTTTCGCTTGTGTCTGTATTGAATTGGTTGCTTGGGTTGGACACACGGGCGCAATACGCAATGAGTTCCTGTGCATCTGTAAGGCCCAAATTTGCAAATTCTTCTGTGGGCTTACTGTAACTGAGTAGTCGAACATTCATTTATACTTCCTTAAATTAATATATCAAAATTAATAGCACAGCGAGGTCCTTTCTTTGGAATGCCTCCGCCGTGATATATAGATCCGTCAAATGCAACAACTCGTCCTTTTTTCGGTGATACTGATTTTATAATTTCATTTCGTTCATTAAAAAATACAGTGTCTCCATCTGAATCGTTAACATAGTATAACACAACTAGGTGGTCAAAGGGCAAGTCCACATGGGGTGCATAATTCTCCAAAGTGGTATAGTGCGGCATAACAATAAAGATCCTTCCAACCAAAACATCTTTTAAATGTTTTCCAATGTGTCCACAAACTAGCTTTGGGATTAAATCAAAATTTGGTAAGTGTTCAGATAAGACATTAGAGGATTTCAACACATGAACAAAGCTCACAGGAGCATATGATTGTTCAACGGCAGTGTCTTCGTATTTTACTTTGAGTGGAATAATTGGGTGCATGGCTTTATCTCCCGACCTTCCAAGGATACTTAGTTCGTAAAAATCTTGGAGATGTTCTGGAATAACATCATCCAACACCCATATATTCATCACTCTGGTTTATCTTCTTCTTGGCAAAGTTTTTCTAGAAGTTTGTAATTTTCGTATGCTTTTTTAAGTGCTGCAAATTTTTCCATCTTCGCTGGGTCTGGAACCAAGATAGCCAATCGTTCTTCCATGGTTTTCATGAAAGCTACAAGACTATGCCCACCCACTTTAATGTCGCCACCTTCTTTAATATCAATTCCGTCAGTAGTGATATTAACAGTTGCTGGATTGGCATTGATACCAGTAAATGTATAGCCAGATCCACCGCCACTACCTGTAGCCCAAGTAGTTGTGCCGTTACAGAGGTTACCAATAGTCAATGACGGAATACTAGTGTATCCTCCGGTGTAACATGTTCCTGTTCCGGTAGTATAGCATGGTACACAGATTGATGTGGTGCTTGTCGATGTTAGAGAATCGTACAAACCAGATCCACTGATAGTAATAGTATCAGTGGTCCCGTCACTGTAATTGATGTTAACAGTTGATTCTGATTCAACATCTGCGTTAGCCTCTACGGCTTCTCGGAGTTGATCAATCATTAACATTTTATTTTGCCTTTGCTTCTTTACGAGCATTTTTTTCAGCAGTAATCTCGTTACGGCGAGCTTTAATCAACTTACCTGTTTCTGCTAGAGCTTTGCGAGCACGAGTTCCTGCTGCACCATTACCTGCTGTAAATTTTGCATCTTCTGCTAGGAACGTTTCGAAAGCTGACTTGAGTTGTTCTACTGTGTTTGACATAATGTTTTCCTTATAGTTATGTAATTCTACTTATGTGAGAATTTGGTGTGGTCGGTAGGATTCGAACCTACAAAGGCTGTGTCTAAGACGTTGCCCCAAACCCTAGCATCGTTTCCCAACGAGCCGGAGGTCTACCATATTCCACTCACGACCACATGTACATTATATACTCTCGTTTAACTAGAAGCAACCTATAATAGGTTAAATAGTAGCAGTTTATGATAACCGATTTTCAAACAATACCATTTCAAAATATAAAACGCTTTGGACAGCGCACGATGTTGAGTCGTCCATTATTTTCTATTAGTTGGATCTTAGGCAGATTTTGTAACTATAATTGTTCCTATTGTTGGCCCTATGCCCGCAGCGACAAATTGGATTACCAGTCATTTGAAGTCTATACCAACACCATAGACGAAATAAAAAGACAGGCAAGACAAAATGGATTCAATCAATTCCATTGGAGTTTTAGTGGTGGCGAGCCTACTGCTTATAAACAACTTCTAGATTTAGTCAAACACCTAGACGAAACAGAAAGCAGTTATCAAAGTGTACATATGACTACCAATCTTAGCCCTGGATCAAAATGGTGGAACACATGGTGTAATAATACCAATCTTCTACAGCGCAGAAGCATTACAGCATCCTTCCATGATGAGTTTGCCAAAGAGCAAGAGTTTGGTGACAAGTGTTTGCAGTTGATGTATGAAAGTGTACATGTAACTGTAAATCAAGTTATGGTTCCAGAAAAGTTTTATCAATTGTACGAACGTATGGAACGATTGTATAAACGTGGAATTAATGTAACACTGAAACCACAAAGCGATCCTACAGCCAGTAGATTGGTTGACGGGTATACACCCGAAATGATCGATATAATGCAGAAAGGATTTCCGCAACGTGCGGACGGTGAAGAAGTTTATCAAATAGCATTATACGATGAAGATAATAAAGAATACCTGTTTGATCAGGCAGAACGTTTTAACGCATTTGGATTTAATAAGTTTCAAGGTTGGACTTGTAATTCTGGATATCAAAGTGTTATAATAAGAGGAACTGAGGTTAAGAGAAGTTACAGTTGTCATGATGTACCGTTAGGTACATTAGATCACTTTGAATTGTTTAAGGAACCGAAATTATGTATCACACCAAGTTGTGTTAGTTCGGCAGATTCAAAAATACCTAAAAGTAGATAATGAATATTTTTACACTCAATCCGCTATTGAATCATGTCAGGAAAAATAAATTCCTACCTCCCGATGCGTACCTCTCTCCGCAGTGGAGCGGAACTGACACAGAAGAAAGATTCTTAGAAAATTTAAAGTCACAACCACAAGATTGGTATTATAGAACACACGAAGTAACATATAAAAATAATTCTCAAGGATACAGAACTCAAGAGTTTAACAAAATAGATTGGGCAGAGTCTATTGTGATATTTGGATGTTCTAATGCTTATGGTGTTGGACTCAGTGAAGAAGATACTGTCAGTAGTAGATTGGCTGCAATAGTAGACCGTCCTGTTGTGAATTTAGGTTCAGGCGGATCGTCTATGACATTTGCATTACACAACTCCATTATGTTAAATGAAAAATACCCTGCACCATTTGCAGTTGTTTACATCTGGCCCGATTATACTAGAGTACTTGAATACGATCGCAGCAGTATAAGAAACCACGGATCGTGGAACATGGAGCCAAACAGTCTTATGGATGTATGGAACAGCAATGGTCATCATGCCAAAGTTAATGCTATTTTTATTCAGAAGACAGCCAAAGCGATATGGCAAAATAAAAGTAGATACTTTGAAGGATCGTTCTCGGGAAATAATTCTTTACTGAAGTGTAAGCATTTTAAAAACATCGATAAGGCTAGAGACTTAATGCACCCTGGTATAGTGTCAGCAAAGTTAGCAGCCATTGAAATAGCAAAAGGATTACAGTTATGCAAATAAATTTAGATCATTTTCATCACTGGATGCAGGCAGTAAGACAAAGCCCAGATCCTATGCGTACCATGGATGCATTTTGGCAAGGACAATTAAAGAGCAAACAGTGGTTGATTAAAAATTTAAGAAAACATGTTAAGAAATTTGTCACGGTTGACATATACGGTGGTTGGGTAGGAACATTAGCTAGTTTACTGTTTCAAAGCGATGTACCTGTATTAAGTATTCGTAGCATTGACATTGATCCAACTTGCGAACCTATTGCAATTAACATGAATAAAATCGAGGAGATGGTAGGCAAGTTTCAAGCAATTACTGCTGATATGTGCGACACTCCTAGCGATGCAGATGTAATCATCAATACAAGTTGTGAACATATTACACAAGAACAATTTGAAGCATGGAAATCAAAAATGTCTGACAACAGCTTGTTAGTATTACAGAGTAATAATTATGAAATTCCCGAGCATATCAGAATAGCAAAAAGTCTTGAAGAATTCAAAACACAGTGTGGCATCAACGTATTGTGGGCAGGTGAATTAGAATTGCCTCTTTACACACGTTGGATGATTATTGGAAAAAAATAATGTACAAGTATGAAGATATAAAAAAATTACATCTAGAAATTTCTAGCCTATGTCAGGCTAAATGTCCTATGTGCGCCCGAAACGAACATGGCGGTTTACCTAACCCAAATGTAATTGAAAAGAACCTAGACATAAAGAAATTTAAATCTATTATTCCTAGTGAGTTGATAGCACAGGTCACAGGCATATCGCTGTGTGGCAATTATGGCGATCCAATTTTAAATAAAGATCTAATTAAAATTGTTGATTACATCGCTAAATCAAACCCTAATGTAGATTTGCAAGTACACACTAATGGCAGCGCAAGATCTAAATCTTGGTGGAAAGATTTAGCAAAGGCCATGCCAAAGAATCACATAGTGCTATTCGGCATAGACGGTCTTGAAGATACACATCACCTCTATAGAATAGGCACAGACTTTAATAAGATTATTGAAAACGCCAAATCATTTATCGCAGCTGGTGGTATCGCTCGTTGGAATTTTATAACCTTTAAACACAACGAACATCAATTAGAAACTGCTAGACAGTTGGCTAAAGAATTGGGATTTGACAGCTTTCATGAAAAGCAAACTAGTAGATTTATCGGAGATCCATTCTTTGAAGTTTTAGACAGCAATGGCAATGTTGCTTATAAATTAGAATCTCCAAGCGAAAAGAAGATAGCATTTATTGATAGAAAGACAGTTGAGAATTATAAAGAAGCAATAGCAAGTTGTACCGTTAGCTGTGAAGTTGAAGGAACAAAGAGTCTATACATCGATTCTCAAGGATATGCTTGGCCCTGTTGTTTCCTTGCCAGCGTCCCATATCAATATTCTAGACCCAATAAACTAGTTTGGGATTTTATGACACATAGTAAAGAGAGTTTAAATTCTGCGCTAGAAGCATTTGGCGGCATGGAAGGATTAAATCTAAACAAACGATCCGTTAAAGATCTTGTTAATAGCGATGCCTGGCAAACTGTTTGGAACAAAGGATTCGAAGATAAGTCTGTTATCATGTGCGCAAGAGTATGTGGTAAGTTTGAAAAAGTAGAAGTAAGCCAGTGTAGAGATCAATTTTTAGATTTGGATGTTTTTTAATGAACGACAAAATAAAAACTGTCGGCTTCTTTGGTGATAGCTTTTGTACGAAATTAAACAATCCTCATAGCATAGAGCACGGATATCTTACCTATATTGAACAGACAAGAGATTATTACAACGCCAACATCGTTAATCTTGGCTATGGCGGGTCGTCGGTATGGGATGCATTTTTAATTCAATTGCAGCCATTGATTATGTCTCAGTCAATACCAGACGTGTGTGTATTTGTTTGGACCAATCCTGGTAGATTGTTTAATCGAGTTGCTCGTTCGATTCATGTAAGTTCTGGTATTGCAGGTTACAATCCGGAAAAAGAAAAATGGTTTGAAAAAGAGTATCCTGGAAAAACAAATCCGTTTACCAAAGAATTGTGGGAAGCAGCTAAACAATTTTATCTGCATTTGTATGATCAAGAAAAAGAAGAATTTGAACATAGAGCAATTTTAGAATACATTGATAATAATGTATTGCCGAGATTCCCTTCTACTACAAAGATTATTCATTTCTGGGCATTTGGTAATCCCAGCAGTTGGGACTTCTCTGGATTCCATCCTAGCAATGTTCATTATGATTATGCTTGGAAACACGGTGTAGAAATCAGACCTGCTCTTAACAGTTTAAGTGTAGCCGGTGATACAGAAAACACTTTTCAATATCCTAAGATAGACAATAGGCCAAATCACCTAGAAGGTATTAAAAACAATATGGTATTTGATTTTATTAAGAATGCCATTGATAATTATGAAGATGGAAGAATTTTAAATTATTCTGATATCATTTCCGAGATGTGGGACAATGACTAATAAGATTAAAACGTATATCAAACTGATAGAAGAACGTACAGGGTCTCCCACCTTTTGTGCTTTGCCTTGGATACACTTGGCAACACGCCCTAATGGGGATGCTAGACTTTGCTGTGTTACTAATGCCAGCGGAGCTCAAACCGGAGACTATGCCGTGGGCTTGGTTAAAAAAGAAGATGGCTTGCCCGCTAACTTTGGACGCGAAACTCCGTTAGAAGCATTTAATAATCAGTATATGCGCAGTGTTCGTAAAACAATGTTAGAAGGAAAGATACCCGCCAGCTGTACAAAATGTTTTGAAGAAGAAAGCAATGGAGTAGTCAGCAAACGCTTATGGGAAATGTATGAATGGAATCGTGATGGTTTAGATTTTAATAAACTTATCGCTGATACTGATTCAACAGGTGCTGTGCCGCCTGTTATACGATATTTGGATTTGCGACTAGGACATACCTGTAATTTAAAATGCGTGATGTGTAGTCCGCACGACAGCAGTCGTTGGTTGCAAGACTATGATAAGTTAGTTGAAAAAACTAAAAGCACAATAGTATTAAACCAGATAGGATTTGCCAAAGAAGAATTTAATAATGTTTGGTACGAAAAACCGGAGTTCTGGGACGACGTCTTTGAGCAAATACCAAACATCACACAACTGTACTTTGCTGGTGGTGAACCTTTAATGATCAAAGAACACAGACGCTTCTTAGACGAAATCATTAAACGTGGTTACGCTAAAAATATCAGCCTGCGATATAACAGCAACGGAATATTCGTTAATGAAGATATTATTAATGTGTGGAGTCAATTCAAACAGGTACGCTATGCATTTAGTATTGATGCTTTAATGGAACGAAATCATTACATACGATATCCCACAGACTGGGCTGACATAGAACGTAGTTTATGGTTAATGGACAATGCTCCAGATAATATTCATTGCGCGATAGCCTGTGCTGTACAAGTATTCAATGTCAAACATATTATTGATTTTGCTAAATGGAAATTGAGCCAAGGCTTTAAAAAGATCAATAAGTTTGCACTTGACGAATATGAAACAGGCGGCGGCATTATTAATTTGCATTTGCTTTATATTCCTACTTTCCTTAGTGCTAGAATATTACCACAAGAAGATAAAGATGAAATTGTAAAACAGTTTGCAGATTTCAAACAATGGTTATGGGACAATTATAGACAGGATGATAACTTTTGGAAAGATAATCCCTACGGTTGGAAACGCTGGGAAGGCATTTTAAAATTTATACAGGCGGGAGATCACACACACCTATTGCCGGACTTTAAAGAGTATGTTGCTAATTTAGATTTAATTCGAGGTACAGATGCCAAGTCGATATTTCCCGAATTAAAACATCTGCTATGAAACCAATTAAAATAAAATCTCTTTCTAAATCTAATATTTTGAATATAAGATGGAGCCCTAGCAATGTATGTAATTTCAAATGCGACTATTGTTTCCCAGGGTCAAATGAAGGAAATTTTAAATCACCAACTGACACTGATACTGTAATAGCTAATCTACAGCATCTGTTTAATCAATACACTATCAAATTAGGAAAAACCAAATTCCATCTAGACATCGGCGGCGGTGAACCCACAGTCTGGAAAGACCTGCATAAAGTTATTTCGGAAATAAAAAAATCTAATGATGTTTATATAAGTGTTACATCAAATGGATCTAGAACTCTGCGCTGGTGGCAAGAAAATGGACATTTAATTGACAATGCAACATTGTCACATCATGTTAAAGAAAGCAATATTGATCACATGATTGCTGTTGCTGACACATTATATTCTCTAAATAAAAAAGTAACAGTATTGGTATTAATGGATCCTACTAGATGGGATGATTGTGTAGCAGCAGTTGAGTATATGAAAACGTCTAGCAAGTATCCTTGGTTTGTATTAGCCAAAGAAGTTGTAGGTTATCTTCCTTACACTAAAATTCAAAAGAATTATATGTCTAAAGAATTGAAACGATTGCCTAATCTAACATGGTTTCTTAAAAACTACAATTTGATCTTTGATGGATCTATTAAAATATTTGAAAGTGCTGTATGGTTAGAAGATAAAGTCCTTCCTGTAATGGCCACATCTAACACATACATTAACAAAGGTTGGACTGATTTTAAAGGTTGGAATTGTAATATAGGATTAGATTCTATCTATATAAACTGGGATGGTATCATACAAGGTTCTTGCAGTCAACCTTTGTTTGATCAAAGATATAATATCTTAGATAAAAATTTTATTGACGTGTTTGATCCAGAATTTAAACAGGCAAAATGTCAGATAGACTGCTGTAGTTGTATTCCAGAAACTCACTTAACTAAAAGTTTTAGTTAACGGTATATCGGCAGCACAGGTACAGAAATCTCGAGTACATATAACTGGATCGCTAGGAACACCAAACGTTCCTTTGTAGATGTTCCCTAGACTACCACCGACTCTACAAGTCGCACGATGTACTTCACCGTCCCAATTTATCATTAGGCTTTCTATACCTGCGTTACATTGCCAACCCTTGAATTGATTTAGATGTTTTTTAATAATGTCGTTAGCATGAATAACCTGTTCGTTGTCAACTCGGCAATTGGGTTTTACTGTTGCGTCTTTAGACAATATCCATTCTAAATCTTTGCCTTCGTATTTTAGATCATCAAATATATTATGATCCCCTTCAGTCCATCGTATTCTACGAATGGCATATTTTATTCCAACCTCATCAAATTTCTTTACCACAGTTCTAACATGATCCATATGATCATGATGCGCCATTACATTGACAAAGAAATCTCTTTCTGTTTCATCGTAAAATTTTAAAATAGTATCAAATACTCGTACCCATTGATCTAGTTTTTCAAAGTGTAGGCTGAATACAAGATGATTGAAGAACATCTCATTATCTAAATACCAACGATAACCTCTAGTGCCATTTGTAGTTAAGTTGACCCAGAATATATTTTTACGCTTTAGATAATCTAAAAAATCTTCTATGTCAGGATGTACACAGGGTTCTCCGCCTGTTAGGCTGATGCGTAATGGTTTATCTAATTCGCATAAACGATCAACTGCTGATTCTAATATATTGATATCAGTATGAGGACTAAAGTTATCGTGTATCGATGAAGGACAATATGTGCAGTCGTAGTTACAGCGTTTGCCAAGATTCCATTCGACTTTAATCTGATCTTGATGAGGCCACGCACTAGTAACTTTAAACATAGTCTTTGAATTCTTTAGTAACATCTGTGAAACTTTGATCTCGTGTTTGATCTAATCTACGGTTAAATTCTACACAATCTTCCCATTTGTCATTTTGATCCACAGCGTTAATATAATTGATTACTCCGTTAATTTGTTCTATGGTAAGATTTAATAAGATAGGATTAGCTTTAACATATTTGAACTCTGGCACACGCTGCTTGACTTCTTCAAGACGCATAATGGCTAACGCCTTTAATGGCTTAGGCAATACCTGAGCTGAAAGTACATTGGGGTACTTGACCATATTGGTATAAAATACAATTCCTAAATCATTTAAAAAGTATTCTATCATTTTGTCAAGCACAAGAACGTTACTTACCTGTACAGCCACAGCACCAACAATACGACTGATGTTTGGTATTGTTTGTATTTGTTTGATATTGTTTATAAGTTCGCCCCAATGCGCATTACCTCGAATATATTCGTAACTATCTCTAATACCATCGATGCTTACATTAACAGCCACACTCTTAAACTTGGGCCAGTATTCCCAAATGGTACGATTGCTCTTGCCTAAGGTAGTTAAGTTAGTAGCATACTTGATTTCTATCTGATGCCCATATGGTGCTAACATATCTAAAATTCTGTAATGCTGAGGATCCATCAACGGTTCGCCACCAGCAAACTCTACACGACGGAAATGTGGCAAATTCTTTTCTAGGCTAGCCCACCAATTGGGATTGTCTTCAAACTTATCAAGCAATGGTTTGTTTTCTAAGTTATGTTCTTCTACTAGGTTGAAAATAACTTGTCCTGAACCTTTGTAAAAATCTTTAATTTCTGCCCAATCATTCCAGCTGGTACTATCCCCTGGGTGGCACATACGGCATTTTAAATTACACAGATTGTTTAGTTTAAGTTCCATCGTAGGAATCTCAAACGGCATTGTCATCTCTGGGTGTAGATTCTCTAATGCCTTTGGATACAGATTAATACGTGCTTCTGGTATAACTCCAGCAATGTGTCGTTGTCGTAGGCTTTCAACACCTTGGTCCTCTAAACTAAAACAAGGTTCGCATTCTGGCGGACGTTCGCCAGACAATACCTGTCTACGAATTCGACGCATGGTATCATTGTTCCATATATCTTCTAACTTTTCTTTGTCAATAAATCCAATAGGATGACTACGACAGCACACTTGGATTGCACCATCTTCTCGTGTTGCCAGCCCTGTAAACGGGTGCATACAAAATGTTTTACTGTTCTGAGACATATCTTATTAGTGGACTGAGTCCAACGGGTTGATTGTTTTTTAGTGCAAGGTAAATTGCATTAGTTGGTGTTAAATTAAAATCTTTACATATCTTATAATAACTATAGCTGTGTTTGTTCCATAGATAGTCCGGAGATAAATTGCGTAGGAAGTGTAAGCCGATCATAATAGGAGCTCGAAGATTCATATTAAAATCATTCATGATAGTAACAGCATCAGCTTTTGATTCTCTAGTCCATCGCAGTCCAACACGATTCCAACCAAGCCCTAGTCCTTTGCTCAAACTTATAGCGACTGACTTAATTGCCGGATGAGATACATCAAAGTTAATTCCGCGGCAGCAAGTATACCAAGCGCCATCCACATGTACATCAATACCTTTTTTTCTCGCTTCATATAATATTTCTTCCATGTCAACATGCACATCACCTGTGCTAGGAAACGGCATTGCAATAATCAATGGAACGCCCGGAATTAAAGACCCTACATCTTTTATATAAGATAATCCTAACCGTTCGTGATATCTATAATCGCCCGACAATACCTGTACAGGACCTTTCATGTAGATGGCATCGATAAATTGGGTACAACCATTAATGATATCCACACGATTGAAATTGTCGAGTCCGTGTATGGTGTTCAATGTGCTATTAAATAACCAATCGGTCATTTCGCTTTTAAAATTGGTATAGACATTGTTGGAAATATCTTTGTCTATTTTTCCAAATAGAACATCTTGGATTAACTGTTCAATAACAGAATCTACCAAAGGTTGTGGACGTTCTACTTCTAACCATTTTTCGTCATAGCTAGTTGCTGTCTTAATTCTTTCCATGAAATATTTAACCTCGTAATAGTAGCATATAAATATTTCATGTTAACTCCTACCAATTATAAAGTTGATACATCTCTATTTCGAGATGCTTGTAATTCATTACCCGAAGCAGGAATGAAAACAACAATCAACCAACCTACAGGTAATTTCTTTTACGATCCCTGGGTTATAAAAGCAGAGTACAAAGGAACAGTTTGGGAAACCTTATATAACTCATTGCCTGTTACCAAAGGCGAAGCAAGGATTATAATTTTGGATCCAGGTCATGCTTATCAGAGTCATGCTGATATAGATGATAGATATCATTTAAACATTCTAGGAGAAGAATGTTTCTTAATTAACTTGGTTCAAGAACAGATGTATAAATTAGAGCAAGACGGAATATGGTACGATATGAATGCTGGCTTTCATCATACCGCTGCTAATTTTGGTAGACGCTCTAGGGTTCAGTTGGTAGTTAGAAAGTTATTAAAACACAATACCATAGAAAATCCAATAGCAATTACAATAAAAACTAAAATGGGTAATCTAGATCATGCCAGATATCTGTTTGACAATCACATAAGTCCCTGGCTTAATAGTGCTAACAAAAATAAAGTTATATCTGACTTTGAATATTCTGCTGATCATGTTAAGTTTAAAATAGCAGAGCATCAATTAGAATATCTAAAAAGCTATCTTCCAACCGAGTTTATTATAGAATGAATCATGCACTATTCTTTAGCCTAACAGGTAAACGCTGGGAGCGAGCATTATGGCCACATCGTGTAGCTACATTTCTGAGAATGAATGATTGGGATGCAGAAGTTATAGACTTTACAGCATTCTGGAAACTTGGCGAACTACAAGAGCTTGTGCGTTCAAGAACAACAAATAAAACTGTGATGTTTTGTTTTGGTACAGCATTTTTAAATCCATGGAGCCCGTACCTAAATGAATTTACTAAATGGCTTAAGGAAGAATATCCTAATATACCGATAGTAGTTGGCGGCAACAACGCCTTGGTAACTCCAGCTAATCATGTAGACTATTGGGTAGACAGCTACGGTGAGAATGCCATACTTGCCTTATGCAAACATTTATTAGGAACACTAGGCGCACCCTTGATGAGAGATCCTAGATTTTTTGGTGTTAAAAAAGTTATACGAGGGTTGGATCACTATCCGAGTGCGCCATTAGACAACTACCTAGTAGACTACGAAGCACGGGATTTCATGATGCCTTATGAATGTCCACAGATTGAAACAGCACGTGGTTGTATGTTTAGTTGCTCTTACTGTAACTTTCCTATTATAGGACAGGCCAAGGACGTTAGTGTAAGCAAAGAAGAATTTAAACGTCAAATGCAAACAGGATATGAGAAGTGGGGCATTAAGAATTGGCGTGTTATGGATGAAACATTTAATGATCGTCCGGAGAAACTACGGAAGTATGCAGACGCAGTTGATGAATTAAACTATAATCCTTGGATATGTGGATTTGCTCGCGGCGACCTAGTCGTTAAACATCGAGAACATTGGGACACCTATATCAGATTAGGGTTCCTTGGACACAGCATGGGCATTGAAACATTTAATCGTGAAGCTGGTAAACTTGTGCGTAAGGGCATGGACCCAGATAAGTTACAAGAAGGCTTGTTGGATTTCCAAGCATACACAGATATTCATGCTCCAAAACTTTATAGAGCAAACATACAAATGATTTGTGGCATACCCGGAGAAAGCATAGAGTCTTGGAATCAATCATTACAGTGGCTTAACACTTATTGGACTAGACAAAGTGCTTCTGCACATATTCTAGAAGTACCTGATTATGACGAATCACTTACTAACCAAAGTAAGTTCACTAAAGAACTTGTTAGTAATGGGCTAGTTAAATTAGAAGCAAGACAAAATCCAGGCTATGAGGTTTCAAAAGACAGCGGAGGCAGTGTTATATTCAAGTCTACAACTCCTCGAGGTGGCGGAGTAGGCAGCACTAGAAATGATATTGTTATATGGAAACACAATGACATGGATTGGTATCAAGCCGAAACACTTGTAAAAGAATTTTATTCCGATGCAGGCTTTATCGGATTGCGAGGATGTAATCCTTTTTTATCTGATAGATTGTTTGTCTACCATGAAACAAATGATTATCGAGAAATATATGATAAAAAAGTCACAGGTGTAGATACAGATGATTTAAAATTTAGACAGTTCGTACAAAAGTATATTGATAAAAAATTAAGTTGGACAGCATTATGATTATTGACACTACAAATTGGCATTATTATTTTAAATTACAGCCGAATGGGAATCCATCGGAATCTAATCTATTGTATACACCCACAGTAAATCCAG